TTGATGTTGGAAATCTATAAACCAAGTTTGAATTGTTTGTGGCTGGCTTGATGTTTGTGCTATTCAAAATTAATGTTTTCATCTTGTCGCCAAAATCAAACACTTTTCAAAAAGTTGGTCAAAATATTTTAAATTTTTTATATACTTATTATATATATTATTATATAAAAAATGACAAAAATAATAAATGTATTGAATAGCCCAAGAAAGGGAAAACGATTTCGTGCAATTTTTGAAGATGGTAGAAAAATAGACTTCGGAAAACTCAATCCAACATATGGCACATATATAGATCATCACGACAAAAAAAAAAGACTTGCATATTGGGCAAGGCATATTAGGGCAAGGGGTGAAAGGGAATTAATTGATAATATGATTGCCTCACCGGCTTTATTGTCCCTCGCACTCCTTTGGGGCAAGTTTCCAACCATGCAAGAAAATATTGATTATTTAAATAATGAGTGGGAAAAATGGGGTGGATAAACAAAGCGATGCTGGCTTAAGCATTATTAAGTTCCAATAAATAATCATATGCTTTTGATTTTGTTATTTTGCTTTCGGCTAAAAACTTTAAAATTAAATTTCTTAATTCTCTTATCATGCTTGCATTATCATTTCCTGCAATAAATTCACCGTGTAACATTTTAAATCTTTCCATTTCTTCGTTGTCTTTTTGCAATGCATTTATTTTTGGAATATTTAACTTATCAAAAACTCCAGAAAAAACTGCAAGTCTTTCAAGCATTATTTTTTCTTCTTCTGGTATATGTTTATATAATGACATCATAGATTTTTTATTTGCCAAAAGTTCAAATAAATATTGTTGTAATTCAGTTGATATTTTTTTTGGTGGAAAATTTGGATTTACCGCAAGTGATTTATAAACAACTTGCAAAACACACTTTTTTAATTGTCGCATATTAATTGCAAATTTACCAAATGAAATATAACGATTTTCTTTGTCATCAAATTTTGCATATTCATCACCATCATCAATTCCATTTTTAATTTTGTGTGTTGGATCTTTCTTAATCTTTATTTTTTTTTCTTTCTCTGAACTAATTGGATTTAATCCCAATTCCTCATTATATATTTTATAAGGGTCATTTTTTATTTTAATTCCTGATCCAAGTTTTATTGCTCGTAATCCTGTTTGTTGTGGTATCTTATGATTTTTATGATATATCTTTTTATGGTCATTTATCCCAGCACCCGACGACCTTGAATCAACATGAATCGGTCTTCCAACCGTTTGAATATAGTTTTGAAAATTTCCAACTTTTAAACCTTTTGGCGGTACTCCTTCGGCTAATGAAATTTTATCAACTAAATCTTTACCATATGGAATAATCTGTCCCAATATAGTTTGTAATAATTTAAATGATATTCGGTCTTTTAATACTTCGCCGGAAAACATTGTTGTCCCTGAACTCATTGGCATTCCACCCATAATGGCAAAAAACACAGATGCATTTTTAATATTATCATAAGCCCCAACATAAATTGGCCTTCCATCATCTAAACGGAATAAATCAACGACTGGGATTGAATCACCTGTTTTAAGTTGTCTTGCTGATGCTTTTTGTGATGATGCCGGAACAACTGTTTGCAAAATAGAATCAAGCCCTGCCAAATCCATTGCACCAGAAACTGGCGGTGCTGGTGTTCCAGTTGGTGCTGAACCGGTTGTTATTGGTGGTGGTGGTGGTGGTGCAAAAGTTAATGCACTTGTTGCAATGCTTGTCATAACCAAATTTAATTCCGCAATATTTGCCGGTGTTAATGTTCCCAACTTTTGCAATAATGTTGTTCGTTTTTGTGGGTTAGATTCTCCGCGACTTGCTACTATTTTTTTAATAACTTTATCAGATGGTAATGATTGCATGTTTGTTAAAATTGCTTGAATTGCACGATATCCCAAAACTGGATCATTGGCCATAACCAAATTTAAATCTGTTAAAAATTTACTATCTGGAATTTGAGTTTGTAAATCATCCAATAATAAATCCAAAGGCGAGCCACGAGTAAGCCCATAATTTAACCTTAAATCATTTTGTAATCTTGCAACCTGTTCGGCCGTAATAATTAATTTTAATAAATCATTTGGGTTTGTAATAATATTATCATTAATAAATGCAATATTGCTTGGCACACCACTTGTTGCGGTTAATGCTTCCAAATATGTTCTTAGATATTCCAAAAAATATTCCGGTGTAACTTGTGCGACTGAAAACCGAGATTCAAAATCTTTTTTAATTTGTGGATATGCACGATTAAATGCAACTTGTTGGTCTAATAATAAATTTCCGGCAATTGTTTGTGCATCAACATCTTTGAAACCTAAATCCAAAAGATTTTGCAATGCTGTGGCCGCTTGGAAAGTCCTGTCTTCTGAAAGTTCAGTTGCTGATTTTCTTTCTGGTGGTGTTGGAATAATTCCCTGTCTCATATCAGCCCTTTGTTTGGAAATGTTTGTTAAATTCTCAATTGCAACCTTTCGCAATATTTCATTCTTTAAAGTTCGTTCGTCCACCTTTAATTCTTTGGCCATTTCACTTTTAAGTATTTTATGTCTTTTGGGTCAGCCTTTTTTTAAAAGGTGTTTTTTAAAAAAAAATTATTTTTATTATATATATGTATTCATAAAATAACACAATTAAAATAAATATTTAAGTCCGACCACAATGGAATGTGTTTTATTCCTCAATCTCATAGAATTCGTTGAAATTCTTTCTGAATCTGTGTTTTGGGTCTCCTTCTAAATCAATCAATAAGAAATCGTGGACTTTCTCCGTTGCATGTTTGTATATGTCAGTTAATTGTTTTTTATCCAACCCCAAAGAGCATTCACGAGCAATCATAACCAAATTTTTCATATTTGCAACTTGTTTAATAATTAAGTATGACATATTATTTCTTATCATTTTTGGAACTGCATAATAAGATTGTGTGATATAGATCATTGAACAATTTTTTTTTCTTCCTCTTAAAAAATATTGCTCCATTGGCTTCTGATTTTTTTCACCAACTAAATCATCCATAATTAACAAACTTTGAATATCCTTATCTAATTTATCAATATCTGGTAAATTTTCAACACCTTCTCGGACTTCAATTTCTTTGCTATCGTGATATTTATCTTTTAGCCAATTATAAATTGGTTCATCGCTATTCTTTGTGATGATGTATATTTTTTCAAAAGTATCGGCCATGACTTTAATTAAATTCATTACGGTTTGTGTCTTGGCACTTCCAGTTTTTCCACAAATTATCATCCTTATCGGAATTTGAATATGATGAACATCAAAATGTGGATTGTGGTACTCTTTAACATATTTCTTTGGTATATGTTCATACCAATTTGTTAATTCTCCGGTTGGCTTACTTCCACTTCCTTTTTTTTTCGGTGGCATTTCTGTTTTATTATTTTTACAAAAAATATATACTATTATATATAAATATATTTATTATTGAAAAAATAAACTAAATATTGAATATTTTTGGTCAGGTTTTTTAAATGTCAGTAGTACCACCACCATATGATGGCAGTGCTGGATTTAATCCAGACAATTGGGCACCTGATGCCGGAACTGGTGCAGTTGATGAACAATATTTGGCGGCTAATTATTTACAATTTCCAATTGCACAAGGTTCTGAAACATTTGGAGATGTAACAATATCTGGCACTTTAACCGCGAATGATGCAACTTTTGCGGATGTTGTTAATTTAAATTCTGATACAATAGCAGCCGGAAATTTTACAATTAATAACAACACCGGTGCAACAAATAGTGTTTTAATTCAACCGCCATCAACATTTAATGGCTCGGCAACATTTAATAATGGTATTATTATTTCCACAGGAGATTTAACATTTGCGGATGACACAGTTCAATCAACCGCATTCATTGAGGCTAACTATGCACAGTTAAATACAGATAATACTTTTCTTTCGCCATATATTCAAAAGTTTGCCAGTGGTGTAACTTTTGGAGATGATACAACTCAGACAACTGCATTCATTGAGGCTAACTATGCACAGTTAAATACAGATAACATATTTTTAGCACCTTATCAAAATACATTTCAACAAAATAATAGTACAACCGCTACAACAGCACCAATAAAAATAACAAATACGGCTAATTCTGATAATGCATCTTTTTATATTGATCCAGCACCAAGTGTTGATTTGACTATTTACAGTGCTCAATCTTCAGGTGGTTTAACTGTTAGAAATCCAACAGCAAGTTTTACTTTAAATCCAGTTACAATTACAACAGGTGTAGTGGGTGCAAGGTCTTTAAATCCTATTGACATGGATGGCAATGCATTATATGGATTAAATAATGTTTATGCGGATACATCAACTACCACATTTGTTGACAGTGCAAATAGCCCAATGCTTCAATTAACAAATGGAGGGCATACAAGTTATGAAAATATTAATATGAATACTAATGATATATCTAATGTTAATATTGTTAGTTTTGGGGGTAATAATTGCAGTGTGTCCAACCAAAGTGATTTTAATCCTAATATTTTAGCAATAGCAAATAATGCATTAAATAATACATCGCCTCAAATATATTTTCAAATGCATGATAATAATGATGGGGTTGTTAGTCCCATGCAAATAACTTGGAATGCTACAAATATATGGGGCTCAATTGGTGGAATTTATAGTCAAGTATTTAGTGTTACTGGTTCTGGTGTTTCAATTGGTGCAGTTCCTTTAAGAGTTAATAATATTCAAGCAAATGGTACTTCTTCTATTGGATTTAATGCTAATATAAATATGAACTCTTTTGATGTCACTAATTGCGGAGGTAATTCAACAGGTACAACACAACCAGTTGGCGATAATAGTACTAAATTAGCAACCACTGCATTTGTCATTGCTAATCAACCATCAACTTCTAATTTTGCACAATTAATAACTTCTACACCACAAACTTTTACAGGACAAATAAATTTTTCAGCCGCTACAAAATATAACGGTAATCAAGTTGCTACTGTAAATCAATTACCATATACTATTTCAAGTACTATAAGTAATTATGTTTTATTAAATCCAACTAATATAACATTGAATTCAGGTTTTTCACAAATTAGCACATATTATCCTTCAACTGGGCAAGCAATATTTTTAAATTACCCTATCACTATAACTATAACTGCATATGTTGCATATAACGACCCATTATGTTATTTACAGTTTAATGTGGCTCCTTTTCCGAGTTTTCCACCAGTATCATTAAGTGGACAAATTGCGACTACTAATAATAGTGGTGGTGTTAATTTAGCAGGTTATACTTGGTTGCAACTCGGTGCGATACCTCTTTTACAAATTAATATGCCTTATAATGTTGGTATTGGTACTATTTTAACCTTTACTTTAGCAAGTTTGGGTAATATAACCGTTTAAAATAAAATTCGTAATAATTAAAATAATCAAAAAAATATTTATGTAAATATAACAGATACTAAAATGTCAATAGTTTATCAATACGAAAATTCTTCATTACAATTTAGTGACACATTTGGAAATATCGGTCATCAAGGAGTTTTGGCATCAAATCTTAATGGGTCTCCAGCATTAACTGATTTTCCTACAACATCAACAGGTACATCATTGGGTCATTATCATTATACTGATGATACGACTAAGGCTCTTAAATTTTTAAATGTAAGTGGTAGCGGAAGTGGTGGCCATTGGTTTTATACCGCTAATGATACAATAGCACCAGTTCAAACCGCAAGAATAGACACGGATGGTATAACTGTTGATACAAGTTCAGGGGGTGGTAGTGTAGTTTATTCGCCAAATGTTGATAATATATCACCAGATAATATTCATATAAATTTCCCAGATGGAACAAATTTAAATGATCCACCATATAATTTTAATCAAACATTTAATCCAGTTTATATGACTCAGACAACTGCTTTTTATACGGCTGGTGATTTATGTTATGCTGTATTAGGAAATATAAGCCAAGTAACAATTTTTAACAATGATAATACGACAAATCCAATTCCCCCAAATGTAGTCCCAACTGGATTTCCTACAGCGGATGCGACTGGAATACAAGTTGGTATTCCTTTATTTACTTTATCACCAATACCACCAACTATACCAAAAACAATTAATTTATTAGAAAATTTAACTATTGTAAATGATACGGATACATCTATTTTATCCGCAACAGATTTAACTTTTAATGGCATCAATGTAAAAATGAATCAAGTACAATCAACATTAATTTATTCATCGCCTGCAATTTATGCAGATGGCCATGAACCAGCAAATGGATTGGCAATAAGAAATGCTTATGGGTATTCAGGCTGGTTTTATAAAAATAGCCCACCTAATTCAAGTCCCACAAACAAAATCAACTGGTATTTTCCCCCAAAATCCACGACTACAACCGTCGCAGAGTTGAAAGGAATCGCTATTAGTTTTTTTAATGGTGTCACCGTTTCAAATGATGATACTTTGTACCTAACTGTATATACTCGCCCAACTGGTTCAAATGACTATGCACCTAACTTCTTTCATTCTGCTATGACTTATGTTTTTGACCAAACTATTACACCTACAGCAAACACAAATTATCAAGGTGTGTGCATTATTGATAAAAGTTTTATACCATATAATTACGAAACTCAAATACAATATGAGCCATCTACTGTAAATAATCCTCGTGGGTCATATTCTCAAACAGATAATATTTTAGCCGTTGTTATTGGAACAAATTCTGCATCTGCTACAAACTCAGTTGAATTGGTTGTAAATAAACTAAATTTAATATATGCCGATTTCACTCAATCTTATTTATTAGTCCCTCCATAAATAAGCCTTTTAAAAAAGGCTTTACCCAAAACAGCGATGCCAGGGGTTCCACCCCTTTAACCCCATATTAGCGACCGCTACGCAGTGCGTGCAATGGCTTTAATTAATATTTTTTTTGAAAAGTATAATCGTATAAATATAATTACATCTTTTGTTTTTTAAAGCAATACATTGCAACATTTAAAATGTCAACCGCAAGCAATCAACCAGTTGTATTTACCTCATATTTGGGCTATGACAAAAGTCTTTCTGTTGATAGTGCAATGGGGTGCAATTTGGAAAATACTACAATTTTGACATCAGTACCATCATCCGCAACAACATCAAAAGGCTCATATTTGTTTAAGGCAAAAGGCTCAACCGTATTATTAAATGCATCTGGATCCGATGGGGATACTCAAATTGTATTGTCTTCATGCTCTTCTACCAGCCCACCAACTAATGTATTAATTGCAGATAAAACAGGAACTTATTCTAAAAAGTTTGAAACTGTAGGCAATGCTAAAAATGTTGTTTTAGAAGGCGATTCTATTAAATTTAGTGGAGTTGATTATAAGGCATTGGTAGATTTACACACGACTCAGATTTCTAATTTGGCGGCCGTTGATGTAACTGAATTGGCGAAATTATCAGATTTGGAAGCAGTTGATACCGCAATTAAAGCAAGATTGGACATAGACGAAGCCGATATCTTAGTTCTTAAAAATAAACAGCCATTAATTATCACCGTTCCATTATATCATGTGGCAAGTGTTTATGCCGACTCGCAACAAATGATTGATTATATCCCAGCCGTAGTATCTAATGTTACACCATATAGTGGCTGGTATTTAAAAAACGAATTAAATAAGAAAGTTAACTGGTATATTCAGCCAGATGTAGGTATGACTGTTGGGGATATTAAAGGCCTAATGCTTAACTTTTATAATGTATCCGCTACTACTGGATTGGGATGCCCTTTCTTTTCAGTATATACAAAAACAGATTCTCTAACTCCGAATGCGGGCTCGTGGTATAAATCTCGCAAAACATTTAGTGTAGATTATCAATCTGCAACTGCTGTAAGTACTTCATATGCTTTGTTGGCTAATCTAAAAAGTTTGCCATATTCTCCAGTAGCATATGGGCATACTAAAGTTGCCGCAGTTGGTATTGCTGGAAATGACAAAGGAACATTCGCAGATTCAGAGCAAATTCTTTTCTTCAGTGTTGGAACTGCCTCAAATTCTGCCGCAGGATTATTTGAATTCATCGCTGGAAAATTTACAGTATTAACTGCTTTAGCAAGTAATGAATTTTTATTTGTGCAAAAATAGGGGTCTTACCCCTTTAACCCCGCTAATTAGTTTTGGGTAAAGCTCGCACTGCGTAGCGGTCGCTTTTTGATATACTTTTTCTCTGAAAAAGTATTTTCTAAAAGGCTTAATTAATTAAGTAAAAAAAAAGGATATCCTTTTAAATATAATCATATTTTTTTTAATGTCCGAAAAGATATTATTAAACAAAATTAAAAAACATCTTCAAGGACATATTACAGAAGGTAATTTTGATAACTTAGATATTCAACAATTGAAATTAATTGATAAAGAATTAAAAAGGATAATGCCAGCAAAAACAAAAAAGGGAAGTGGGGCAAGAGGCAGACCAGACAAACCAGACGGTTATTATGATTCTATGGGATTTTTAAAAGATAGTGAGCAGGATAAACAATTTATGAACATGAACCCAAGCCGAAGAGGTCAATATAGTCATATTGTAAATAATCGTTTAGTCGGTACAGGAATAAAAGGCTCAAAAAGTAAAACACATAAAGGTGATCTAAATTATACGACTAAGAAAGGCGATAAATATTTTCACGAAAATGGGCATCTCGTTAAAAAAACATATAAGCCATTTGATGCACATAAGGGGTCAAAGTCAAAAACCCATGCCGGTTTGGATTATATAAAAATACCACTTAGGGGTGGGGGTATGTTAAGTATTAATATTGCACACGGAAGTGACAGTGATAGCGACAGCGATATGGAAGGTGAGGGAATAATTGATGATAGTTGGCAACAACAAATATTAAAAAATCAATTAAGTACGGCCATTCAAAATAATAAAAAAATTAAATTAGCACAAAGGGGATTATATGCAACAACCGCAATTCCAAAAAGTGGAAAATTAACATTTACGGATTTTGCAAAAGGCTGGGCGAGACACCATGGGATAACACACGGAGGAGCATTAAAAAGCAAAGCCGCAAAACACCATTACAAAACTATTAATGATCATCTTATTAAAGAAGGTAAAGGCTGGGATGATTTTATCCACGGTGCTCAAACATTTTTTACTGGTGGATACAATGACCAAATTAATCAAGGAATTCAAAATGTTGGAAATCAAGTGAAAGATGCATTTGATGCTTTTGGAAATAAAATAAGCGGAACAGCAAGCCAGATAACCCAGCAAATAAGAGACCAAGCGGACAAAGTTATTGCTGATGTCAATAATGGAATTAAAGTTGGAAAGGATGCTATAATGAATTTAGCAAATAATGCGGCAGTAACAGCAAACCAAAAATGGGATTTAATAAAAGCATTTGTAAAAGATGCATCAAATAAAGTTTCAGAGGGTGTAATGACTGGTGTTAATTTTGTAAAGAAATATGGAGAGACCGCAATTAATTGGCTGAAAGATAATAAAGATGCAATGAAAGCAATTGCTATTAGTGTTGCTAAATTTGCAGTTAAGAAAGGTATCCCATTAGTGGGAGAACAATTAGGCGGAATATTAGCCGATGCATTGGCCGCAGGAATGTTACAACCAGAATTAATACCAGTTGCACAGACTTTAGGCTCAATGGCTGGAAAGAAATTAGGCGAGATGTTATCCGATTATATTATGTCATTGGGTTTAGCCGATGCTCAAGGTAACCCAGATGCGGACAAATGGTTAGCAATTACAGGCCAGGCAATTGATGCCGCTAAAATGGCATATTCAGGTTATCAAGGTTTGAAATCAGTTGGTAATTATTTATCAGGTGCATCATCAGCAGGTTCAGCCGCAGCAGGTGCAACAGCCACAGTTGGAACTGGATTGATTACGATGCGAAAACGAGGAAGGCCAAGAAAAATAAAAAGTCCATTTGATTAATTAATTTCGTATTGAAAAAAAATATTTGTTAATATATATACATAATTTTTTATCAAAAAAATATGGATGAACTTGAAATAATTGCAGAGAAGTATAAGAAGATAATGCAACAAAGGGTCAAAGCCACATTGGCTTGGAATAAAAGAAACCGTGCAAGGGTGAATGAATATAATAGAATTTACCAAGCAAAATTATATGCAAAGAAAAAAGAAAATGCACATCCAAATGAAAAAATTATAAACTATTCAGACCCAGAACAATATAAACAATATCAATCAGAATATAGGAAGACAAGACAATTAAGGCAATTGCCTTTTTTCCATAGTGATATCTTAATTTAGATAATTAAAAATTTATTTTTTTTATTATTATAGATATACACAAAATATTTTTAAGATGTCCGCAAGAACAGCAACCGAAGAAACAAAAAATAATTACAAGAAAAATATTTTAAGATTAAATGATGGCAAAGAATTTAAGAATTATAATTTTCTGAAAAAGACAGAAGACATTTTGAAAAAAATAGAACATTTGAAACCAAACACAAGGAGGTCATATTTAATTTCAATTGTTAGCACTTTAAAAGGTGTAAAGGGTTTTGATAAAGAAAGTAAATATTATTATGATCTAATGATGCAAATGAATAAAGAGTTAAAAGAAAATAATTCTAAATCAGAAACTCAAGAACAAAATTGGATTAGTCAAGATGAAGTAATGGAAGTATATAAAAAATTATATGATAAGACCATGCCAATATTAAAACAAAAAAAAGTAAATGCCAAAGAATGGCATGATATATTGGACTTTGTTATTTTGTGTTTATATACTTTACAACAGCCAAGAAGAAATAAAGACTACGGCCAAATGAAAGTATTAAATGCCCCAAAAGATTTAGGCGATGATTACAAAGAATTTAATTATTATGATGGCAATAAGTTTTTGTTTTACAATTATAAAACAAAGGGAACTTACCATTTGCAAGAAGTTGATGTGTCAAAAGAATTAAAAGATATTTTAACTTTATATCTTAAACTCAGCCCATTGAAGAAAGATAAAAATTATTATCTATTGGTTGATTACACTGGCAATCCACTTCCGCAAACTAATTCCATCACAAGAGTATTAAACCGTATATTTCATAAAAAGATTGGTGTGTCCATGCTTCGTAATATATATTTAACTGATAAATTTAAAAAGCCAATGGAAGAACTAAAAGACACAGCGACAGCAATGGGGACAAGTTCAAACACAATATCAAACACTTATGTTAAAACCGATGACCGTAATTCAATTGAAGATTTGAAATCTATATAATCCGCGGTAAAAATCTAAACATAGATTATTATTATATAATATTTAGATTTATACATTATAAAATGTAAGTTTATATTTTTTTTACATAGTTTTTATATAATTATCTGTATAAATTTATAAATTTATACTGTATTTTATCCTTTATTTATCTATTTCTATATTATTATTATATTTATACATAAAAAAATATAAAAATAATCATTATTAAAATCTAATTTAGATTTTTACAATCAATAATATAACAATAGATTTTATTTTTTATTTTTTTAGATTTTTATTATATTGTCCCATTAATTTTTTATGTTTATTTCTTTCCTCAATATCAAAATATATATTCATTATAATAAGTCCAGAAAAAAAGCCAAATAATTTATAATTGTTTTTCATTTTATTATATTATTATATATATATAAATATAAAAATGTCAGAAAATATTTCGCAAATTGAAAACTTAACAAATCAATTGGAGGCCATCCAATCACATTATAATAATCATCTCAATGAGCCAGATAATGACGGCCATCTTATTAATCTTATTATTGCAATTTTTGATTATATGCAATATTATATTATATCAGAAAAAGGTTTTGAGATTGTTAATATGAATTGGGCAAGTAATAATGATTTATATTTAACAACTGAAGATGAATTAATAAAAGGACAATGCATTTTTCGTGCATCATTATTTTTAACAGTAAGTTATCAATTATTTGCATTCTTTATTGGAATGTTGCAAACTGCCGAAAGTATTTCAGAAGATATTTTGAATAAATGTTTTCAACCTGATGATCCACAAAAAAAAATTATTGATAAGATAAAAATATTATATGAAATTAAAAATCATACTAATATGGATTTTCCAAACTTACATAAAATAATTTGTGAATTGGTAATTGTTAATGACCAACATTTATCATCAATCTTAAAAACTTTTAATTTTGAATCTGCCATGTTATATAATCAAGAAAAAAGAAGACTTTTTAAAGATGCAATTTTTGGAGAATTAAGAATGGATATTCCCGATGAAGATATTGAAACATTAAGAAAAAAAGCAATGCCAATAAATGATTAAACTCTTTGACTTCTTGGACTTTCTCCGCCATCTTGATTATTATTTGCCGGCGGTGGGTTTTCATCAATTTCAATTTCCGCCTGTGTATCACGAACAAATTTTATGCAACAACAATTAACCTCTTTGCATTTACTTTTATAACATAATTTTCCAATGATAACCAACAATCCAACACAACTGGAAATAAAAAATGACCAAAACACTTCAGATAATTCTTGCATCTCAAAAAAAAAATGATGACTATATTATAACAATTTTATTTTTTTTTCATATATTTTAAACTCGCCTTCCATAATTATGTTGGTATGGTATTATTTCATTTGGCTTATATTCTATAACAAATTTAATTTGTTTTTTTTCATCAACTGTTTTAATTCTATATGCACGATTTTTTTTTGGATCTGTTTGCCTCCATCTTAAATAATTTTCTGTTTCATCCACCTTGTAATGTTTTAAATCATGTTTTATTAACCACTTCAAACACTCTTTTTCGCTGTTTAAATGTTTATTAAATAATACGGATTGGATTATTGACATTATGATTTTCTTTGTATATATTTATGGCAATATTTTTCTTAATATTTCATTTAATATTTTATCATTTCTTTTTTTGTCGTCACTCCACATTTCCAAAAATGTTTCATATTCATCATAATGTGCGGTTTGGTAATCGCACAATAAACAAAATCTTCCACAATTATCAGAATAATAATCTTGTATATCTCTTTTATTTATGGCAAATGGTTTGAATGGTTTTAAAAATTCTTGAACTGCAATTGGTGGTTCAAATCCGAATGAATCAAAATATAAGCCGTGGCCACTATCAAATATTTTTGCAAATATCCAATGTGTCCCATCTCCTTTATCATTATCTTGCATATTGATATAATAACTTCCTATTTGTCGCGGTTTTAATCCGCTTGGTAATTCATTTTTACTAAATACCCCAACAATTGGCAAATTTAATTTATTTGCCATATTTTCCAAATCAATATTTGTAAGCATTTTTTTTATAATATATTTAACACTATATAAAATTTTTAGTTATTTTTAAAGGTTTTAAATTGCAATATAAGTTTTGTTATGTCTTCTGCGATGATGGATTCCACCACCTCCGGCGGGTGCAAAACTTCCACCACTCATTATGCCGCCAACTGGTTTACCTAATGGATTATATCCACCATTTTGATTTCTTATTGGTACTGGTGGGTTCATTTGTGCGGATTGTGTGCGAGCATATGGCGACCCTAATTGTGCAATTACTGTTTCCGTTGGTGGTTCTACAATTGCACGGTGAGATGAATATTGCCCTTTAATAGCACCACCCATTAACATTTCTTGCCTTGTTTTCTTTCGTCCAGATTGCCGTGGTGGCACAACTTCATCAACTGTACCCCTTACCGTATCATAAATTTTATCGTGGCTATATCCTTTATCAGTATGACCAGATGTAATATATTTTCCGGCTTGATTACCTGCCATACCTCCCAATCGTGATCCAATTTCTTCGGCCATTTCTGGGTCTAAATCAAACTTTGATGCAAGCACACCAGCCATCATTTTTCCGGCTTTAGCCCCTGCATGTTCCCCAAGTTTTGGAATATATGGTTTTACTGTCTTATAAACTGCATTATATCCGCCTTTTAATAAATCCCAAAGCCCCTCACCTTTTTTTAACTTCAAAAGATGGTGCTTTCTTTTTTGATGTGCTTGATGCATTTTTTTAAGTGATGTTGGATGTAATACCAAAAGGTGTTTGCCTCCATGTCGCAAATGATGCGGATGGATAACAATACCCATACCCATTGAAAGGGCTTCAACTTCATGATTTTCTAAATCAACCGGAACTTCGTGCATCTGCGATGGACTTTGTAAGTCTTGGCACTGTGTGCAAATAAATTAACCAAGAAAAAAATAAGAATTATTATATTATACAATTTATTATTTATTTAAATTTTATTATTTATTTACTTTAGAAAAAGGTTTATCAAAAATAGCGATGCCAAGCCTTTTAAAAAAGGCTTTACCCAAAACCGACCTCTACGGAGTGAGATGCAATGGCATTTATACGATTTCTTGGCCTGTAGAAACATTTATAACAATTTTCTTTTCATAAACTATAAACACTTGCAAATCTACCGCTGGATACCCATTTGGAATGGTTCCCTGAATTTGCACACTTCTTGCCATGCCTTCTTCAGATGGTAAAATTCTTGAGGCATCACCAACATAATATCTATATCCATGTTGCCATTCATCATATCCAATTAATCCAGATGCTAGCCCAGTAGTCAAAGAACCATTTAGTTGATTAATTGAAACAACTTGTTCCAAAAATTCTTCATATCCATATTGCATTGGCTGTTGAAATAAAGTGTTTCCAGAAATTAAAATTTGGAAATTTTGGAGTGTAATTGGATCTGGGGTTGCACCAGTAGTTGAAAATGGTGATAGTAATGTAGAGGTTGAAAGCATTGGTGAACCAATTGGGGTGACCGTGTTGGCACTAGAACAAACTGCATTATATTGTGTTGAGGCATTACCATTTGCGGATGCATTCAAAAATCCCATAACTATTACGGACTTAATATTTGGCACACCATTTGATACCAATAAATTAAAAGTTGCGGAAACATTTGAAAAACTATATTGGAAAATATCATCATATAAAATTTCTTTAGTTGGTGCAAGTGAAAGTAATTGCTGTTCGGCAATTGGTGAAAGTGTATATGCTGGGCAATATAAACGGCATTGTTGGAATACTGAACTAGCGGTTGAGGTTGTAGTGAATTGCGATTGAAATTGGCATCTTCCAATACTAACCGCAAATTTTACTTGCATATAATTTGGTGGAATATTGTTTGCATTGTTAGCAGTTCCACCACCAGTTCCGGCACTATCCGCCAATGAATATGGTGATAGGTTATAACCACCTTGTCCAATATCATTTGATGCCAACATTAATGGATTAGTTCCACCGCCTCCCAAAATCTGTGGTGATGTAATTAGACCAACCGCACCATATTGCGATTCCGTAATCTGACCAACTGTTCCGGCTATTGGTGCAACTGATGCCAATTGACCATTAATATATTGAGCAGTAAAAAAGCATTGATTAGTGTTAATATATAATCTCATTGTGCTTCCTTTTAGCAATGGCACTTTTTCAAAGAAATTGCAAATATCTTTCAATCTAATCACGGCAGGAACTTGAATAACACGAGCATTACCACCACCAGTAGGTGTTGAAATATTAGCCTGAAAAGTTTGAGTAAATACAGTTGATGAAATCAATACACCTTGATTGGCCAAAGCATTTTGAATATTAAATGATCCTACAAAACCGGCAATTGTATTGGGTGCTCCATTATCTGTGGCTTGTTCATATGCCAAAGGAGTTGGTTGCAAGGATCCAAATGCTGCATCGGTTGGATCATTTACCGTTGAATTATAGTTAATCCATGATTGTCTTTTCTGGAAACCTTCATTAAAAAGTTGTCTAACTGAATTGTTTGGAACTGTGCATTTAGTAGTAAAATTATAAGATGATGGAATCATACCAGAATTACCAGCACCGGCAAATGTGTTATATGCCGTATTTGCATTTGCAAATGCAGACATAAAATTAGTAATTGATACATATGGGCAATTTCTATTATTAGCAAGTCCAATACCTGAACTACCCAATAAATTTAAGGTTCTAACACCGGCGACGGAATATGTATTATAAATCCAAGAACTTGGAGTATCTGGATAGAAGCCACAGAGGGCACCCCAGCACTTTAAATCACTTTTTGACCATGTAGTGAGGTTGCGGAAACTACTGTAGATATTTAAAAATGGAACCTGTTGAACTACATTTCTGTTGTTAAATTCAACAGTCAATGAATGTATCATTTGCCAATAACCATTTTTAAGACCAACAACCCAATCATAACAATCATCAGCATTCATTATAGTGTTTATAATTCTAATATTTGGTGCAGCCCCTTCAGTTACTGGTAATGGTGCGGCCGGTGTCTCAAATTGAATAACCAATGGCATGATTAATACAGCCTCCGACCACCCCATCCACTTCCCACTGTTTGAGAGCGATGTTGTATCAATTTGCACCTGTGATTGATAATTTCCCTGATTATTATCATTAACATACATCCATTTTTTGTCAACAAATTCACTTGTGGTGTAAAGTTCTGATGAAATTGCATCTTCGTATATTAGATGGTCGCCCATTTTGAAATTTGATTATTCTGAAACAAAAAAACTTATATTAATTTTATTATTATATACTATTAATTATTTATTAATTCAAAAAAAAAATAATTATTTACATATCATTATCTTATAGGCCTCCACCATTTTTTAATGTTATTATCCCATTGGTATCCCTCCAATATCGCTTTGTCTTTATCTGCAAATGTAAAGAACTTAAATTCTTTTGGCAATTTCGCATCTTCAATTTTTTGCAATTTTTGTCTATTCTTTTCTGCAATAAATGCTTTTGGATCTTCAATAATATATTGTGCATATTGTTGAATAAACTGTGGCTTAAAAACTCTTCGCACACTATACAATTCATATTCAAAATTCCATTTTGCCCCATTGGTTTTAACTTCATCTTTCATCCCATATGGAAATGCAAAATAAACATAAGGGGATAATTTATCATTTTCTTCCTTCTGTTTTTTTTCGCATTCTTTGCAAATATTTTTGGTTCTTCTTCTATGAACTTCATTGCATTTTTCACACATACGATGAAAACCATTTGGCAAAAACTTTGTAATACAACAACTTCCAACAACCAAAATGTTTTCAACTGGCTCATTTACATCTTTGCGGATATAACAATTATTTCCAATTTTAGTGTTGCAAATACATTCATCTTCATGGGCTGGTTTTTCTTTATCCGGATAACATAATTTAAAATATCTACTATGTTGTGCAAAATCACCACCACAATAAATCCAATCTTTTATGTCTTCCAAATCCATATAATGTTTTTCCATTAAACCATTTAAAAATCTTGTTGAAATTTTTGAATCCATTTTTCACTTTTAAAAAAGTTGGTCAAAATTTATATTTCAAAATTATTATTTGATATATATTTATAAAATTATATTTCTAATTGAAAAAAATAAATATAAAAACCGATGCATATGGAATTGCTTTAACAAAAAAAAATATTTTATTAAATCGCATTTATTTGAATACTGACCACGATTGCATACGATCGCTTTGGGTAAAGCCTTTTGCAAAGGCTTCCACATATTCGCCATTATACATTATCATCATCAGTATCTAATTTAAAATATCTTGCAAGTTTAACCAAGTCAAATAATGTTGAATTTCCCATTTTTTCTTTTTTTGTAGAAATACCATCAATTCGTAAATTTTTAATTGCGATTACTAATTTTAAAGGGTTTGTGTCATATTGAACTTTTTGGTTTTCTTTCCAATTATTAAAATCTTCAAACATTTCCATTGAACATAATTTCTTTGGTTCTGCCGGAATTGCTGTTCCACCAACTGTTGATTTATAAACAAAGTATTTTAACCATTGTTCAGGCTTGCAAATTGCCAATTGTTTTAAATCTTGTTGGTGTTCAGTGTTTGGCACTGGCATTTTATGGAATTTATCCAAATCTGGCAATGACTTAAAATATTCATAAAATGTTTTAATGCAATTTACATCAGTTAAAATTTCATCATTCCATTTTGAAAAATATTCAAAGTTTCCAATTAGTTCATCTGATGCTCTAATAAATACATTTCTGCGGTCATCTGCTTCTGTATTTAATGGGGACATATGATTTGTTGTTATGAAAAATCTGTGATATGAACAAATATCAAATGGCGATTTGCCTTTATCATTAATGGTTAAAATTTCTTCGGTTTGCAACTGCTTTAATTCTTCTTCCGCTTCCATAACTTGTTTTTTGCCAATTTCATTTAAGCATACAAAATAACAATTTGACAACATTGGGTTAAAATCACCCCATACGTGTTTTTGTGGCTTTGCTGTCTCCCAATACTTTATCCTACCAATCATTTTGGCAATAACTTTCATTAATGTGCCTTTGCCAGAACCTTGTTTGGACATCAAAACCGGTGTTCGTGATTTAACTGATGGGTATTGAATCATTTGACCAATCCAATTAATCAACCATTTTGCAACTTCTTTGTCATTGTCGCATAAAATTAAAATATGATTTAATAACAATTGCAATTCATCTTCCTTATGTTCCCATTCTGTTATTGCTTCCATTTCAAATTCTGTCCATAAGTTAAATTTATTTGGTGGGCAAACTAATGGCTCAGGGTAAAATTCAACATCATCATAAATACGAATATGTGGGTTTGCTGTGATCCAATTTTTAATAAAATCTTTTGGGTAATGTTTATATGCCTGTTTTAATTGCTCTTCAGTTCTAAAAATAATTTTACCATCTGAATTAATAGCACCATACATACCAGAATTAAATATTTTAAAATTTGTTTTCTCAAAATCTGTGTATTGGTATTTTTCCGCTTCTGGCATTAATTCTTTTTCATCAACTGCATAAGATAATGGTTTAATCATTAATTTCATTTCAAATGATGTTTTTGCTGTTATCTCTGCTTCAATTTCCGCAAGTTTATTTTGCATATCTGGAAATTCAGAAATTAAAACCGCTAATCCATCATATGATAATATAACAATTTTTGGCCTTCCCAATTTATTATAAATAATGCCCAAAATATGGTCTTCAATACTTTGTAATAAAAAACTAACCACCGAACCTTTTGGATTTTTCTTTTTTAATTTTTTGCATAATTCAACTTCCTTTGGATTTTCCACAATAATTCGGCAACCAATATTTTTAATTTCATTTGATAAATCTGTTATAAAATCATTTGATTCAAAAGTTTCATCCAATTCGTGTTCCTTTTTCCAAGTGTCAAAAGTTCCATAAAATAATAATACAATAAATAAATTCTTTGCTTGGTCTCTGTCAATACCTTTATAATCTTCCATGACTTCGGCCAATATTTCTTCGCGGTTATTAATATATTTATCTAATTGTGGGGTTGCAATACCATTTGATTTGCATAGTTGTTGCAAAATGGTTGCATGACAATTTACCATGTCAATATCTTGCAATCCGGCTTTCTTCATCAAAGTGTGTCGTGTTTCTTTTGGAAGACATCCCAATGATTGAAGTTTCTGTGCAAAGTTTCGCCCAAAATTATAATCAACTTGTTTATATGACACTTTTAATCTATCCCTTATAATCTTCTTTTCTAAATTATTCAAAATGGTTAATGCTTGTTGATCTTTTACAATTGTGCTGTTTTTAATTGTAATTAATAAATTTTTATCAACTGGTTCAATTGTATCCAAACCGGAAAGTGTTGATTGATAATCGGCAATTTTGAAACTCAACATTTTGAAAATTTTATAAACTTGAAAATTATAAAAAATTATTATTTGATATATATTTATAAAATTATATTTCTAATTGAAAAAATTAATTAATTAATATCAACATATATCATTACATATATTTTTTATATGAATTTTTATTAATATTTTTAACCTTCCACCAACCCTCCACCTTTTTGCAAACCCTCCACCAAACCATCCACCTTTTATATATCTGCACGGAATGCAAAATGGTGAGTGTATACATCATATTTAATTACAACTATTATTATTATTATTATTATTCTTCGTAAATATTAATAATAAGTGATAATAATGGTGTAATAGTGGTATTATTATGTGATGTACACACCTTTGTTTTACTGTTGGAGGCCTATATACGAAAAGGTGGAGGGGTGGAGGGTTGGAGGGTTATTTTTTTCAGGTTTTCAAAAAACTTTTCAAAATTTTATCAGCCCAGTGATGAAATATTTTTTCCCATAATTTTTTTTTGTGAAAAATTTTTCAACCATCCATCCACCACCAAATAAAATTCGTATAATTGAATAGAATATGATTTCATTGTAATATACAAAAAAAATAAGGTGGATGCCTCAAGAAAAACCATCCATCAACCGTCCATAAAATTTTATAATCCTTCCACCAAAATTTTAACCCTCCACCTTATCCAAATGATATGTATTTCTTCAATGGCTTGGTTTTCTTGATGGAT